CCAGTCTTAACAGGGGTTCTGTCTTTTAAGTCTTGCACTAAATCTTTAGTCATGTCTTTGACTCTAGTGTGCAATTCTAGTATGATGTCTCCCTTGCGTACAACTTTTATTCCCATGATGGATGATCCTTAACTATTATGTCAACGCTGAGTTGCCTTGAATAGTAACTGACATTTCTGCCATACCATCGTGTGCAACTGAACGTGAAATACCAGTCACAATACCTGTGCCATTGTATGACTCAAAAGAAGCAGTTGAATCGTCTACATAGAATTTGAATTCATATGTTGCGCCGATTGAAATACCTGCTAATGCTGAGTTTTCTTCAGTAAACTGTTCACTACCATCCGAATCATCGATTGGTATGTAAAGGTCTGCTGTGCCCGACCAAGTCTTGTGTGTTAATTTGTAACTACGTACGCCTGCACTACCCATGTTAGTTGATTCAACTGTGTCAGCAGATTCTTCTACCGACCATGAACGAATCTCTGCGATTGTTTCATAAGTTGAACCGCCTGCTACATCAATATGTACTGCGCCGCCAGTTCCCGCTTTTGTGATTCTAGCCATTATTCATTCTCCTCATTTAGGTCTAAATCTAAATCTACTTGCACTTCTGCTTTCAATTCTTTCTTTGGTTTTGGTGTTCCCACCGCTTTGTCAACCATCTTCCATCCATTTTTCATATGGTAATCAACATCTGTCTCAGGAATACGAGACATAAGTTGACCTGATGGTGTCTTCATCTTTACAAGTTTCATCATGTAACTCCTCTTTTGAATATGTAATTGACTTCTACTGTCACCTTAAAGTTCCCATAAGGATGTTCAAGGTTTTCACCCATTGTAACTTCCTTAACTTGAGTGTCTTTCGCTTTGCCACCTCGAGTTCTGTCAGCATCAAGTATTTCTTCTATTGCTTCAATCAAATCATTAATTGAAGTGTCTAATGCTTTGTCATTTGCTTTAACGAAACACGTTATTTCAACTGACATTACACCCTCTCTCAAAATACTACTACCACCCATTGTTAAGTCTGTTCTGCTTTCATTTCCAGCAGTGACAATAACATGTGGGAAGTGTGTTCTTGCTAACTTGTAGAACTCTGTTTCATCCCGAAACATTGGCTCACGTGTAACTGAACCCATCTTGACCGTATTGATGTTTTGCAACTTCAACACAATGTCTTTAGTGATGTCTTCACGTACACTCATCTTGTTAACCTGTCCATTCTAGTAAAAGTCTTTTCAGAATCTTCATAAGAAGCGTCTCCATCAGAATCATAGTCCACTCCGGTTCTTAACTCACGTGTGTAAGTTTCCTCGTAGCGGTCTCTGTAAAATGCAGACATGCCCATAAAGATGTCGTCTGGTCTAAAAGAACTTAAACGTGGAAGAATGAAATATGCAAGAGCCACGTAAACTGTTACCTCTGTCCACTGAGTTGCGTTTAGTTTAGTTGAATCAAAATCGTTAGGATGATTAGTCCACCATTCTGATTTCAAACGTTTATTAACTGTGTCTGTTGCACGTGTTAATTCGTTTGTAAACGATGCAACACCATGTTCAAAGATGTCAGGCACATACTGTGTTATGTCTGAATCTGTTGCGTAGTTTGCCATTTTCTTCTCCTTGTTTAAGAATGAGAGAGAGTTAAACTCCCTCTCATTAGATTAGATTTACACTGCTGAGATGACTTTACATGCACGAGTGGCGTCTACTAGAGCCGCTTTAGCGTGTAATGATGCTACGATGTCGTTACCAACACCAGCCGCATTACGGGCAATTTCAACATCCAAGTTTTTGAACATTGCAATACCGAATGCATTTTCAGCCCATACGCAACCTGTGTAGTCTGTTGAGTCGTCAGTAACAGAAGCAGATTGTAGGATGTTCATGCCGAATAAACGACCGACCATACCGTCACGCATTGCTTCATTCATTGCTTCAGAACCTGCGAAGTCTGCACCTGCTAAGTCTTGTAGAATGTCTTCTACTTGACTTGGGTGTAGTACTGCCCACAACTGACCAGCAAATTTGTTAGCACGTACTTTTTGTGCCGCTGTTGCTAGTTTGTCAATTGTTAGTGCTGTGCCTGTTGAACCTGCAGTTGAACCTGCTGATGTGAATAGACCTGCTACGTCTGAGTCAAATTTCTCTGACACTGCACGACCAAGAACTGTACCTACAGATGAGAAGTCACCTGAAGAAAGGTCTTTTACTAATGCACGTGCGGCATATGTTTGTGCTACAACGTTAACCGCTGAGTTAGACACGTTGATTAGGTCTAGTTCAGAGATTGGAGCACCGTCGTCATATGTTTCAGTTGAAACTGATGATGTTGCTACAGCGGCAAATTTTGGGATTTGTGCTGTGATTTGATTACCAGAAACTTCATGTACATTCATAATTTGACCTGGTAAGTAGATTGATGATTCGTAACCGGCAAAGATTGCGTCCTGACGAGCGTTAGTCAACAAGCCAGTTAAATCATTAGCAGTAGTTACATTTGTATTTGTAGTGTTTGCCATTTTAATTTTCCTTTAATTATTAGCGTTTTCTAAGTGATGCTTTGTATTCAGCATACTTAGCCCTATGAGCAGGATTAGTCATGTCTAATTTAGAAATGTCTAATTCATTTGTTGATGTTTCACCTACTGCTCCTTGAGAACC